GTAATTTCAGTACTTTCAGCACTTGAACTTGTTGGGTTAATTACGAAAGTACTACCGATTGTAAATGATGTGTTACTTACGGTGTTTGTTCCTGTAACGGTTGGAACAGCGCCTGCCCAATCTTCGCTACCGACAATTACCCATGTATTGTCGTTTGTTTTATAATATATTTTAATTGTTGATGTTGTTGCAACAATTGCATATTCACCTTTTGCACCAATGCCTGTGTTTGGTGCGCTTGTTGCATCTCCGCTATCTGCTAGTTCAGAAACACTAGTGATAATGCGTGGTGTTTTTGCAACAAATGTTTGTCCTGTTTCTGTAGTTACGGCAGCTCCATCCCATTCAAAAATACCATATTTTGAAAGTTGTGTGTCTAACCACCATGTACCGTCTTCTGGGTCAGCAGTAGTAGCAGTTGAGCTTGCATTTAACGCTCCCAGGTCTGCATCTGCTCTTACAACATATGCACTATTGCTTACGCCTAAGAAACTATAAGCAGCTTGAAGTCCGTATTCGTTTTGCTCGCCACCTTGTACTACATTTCCGTTTACATCAGTAATAAATTTTGGATCTCCAAAAGTTTCTACTAAGTCACGTTGTGATGTAATAAGGTAAACTTTACCTGCGTTTTCTGCTAATGTACCTGGTGCTATACCAGTGCCGCTACCATTTAATTTATTTTGTTCAGTAGCAACAAAAATTATCGGTGTTGTGCCTGGTTCAGCTGGAGTGTAAAAACTCTCATCAATTACTGAAACCTGTACACCTGGTGATGTTAATGCCATTTTTATTTTCTCCTATGGATAGTACTTTCTACTATTATTTAGCTGATCAGCGGAGAAAATAGGGGTTTTGACAGAGAAAAACTATCTTATAATGATTTCTTCAACAACTTCGTCAACAGCAAGATACAATTCTTCTAAAGAACCGTTATTGTCTATTACAAAATCTGCAATGTGTTCTGCAAGGCTCATACTATCTTTAGATTCAAGAGGCAAGTGTTTGCTTCTATCTACCCATATTACAAAATCAAAAACATTTTGTTTTGCCATTTCGAAATATTCTAATTTGTTGCGCAAACCACAATATATCGAGTGTTCAGCAAAAATTGCTTTACCTAATCTAGCAGCATCGTCTTTATTGTATTCACATATAGCATTATACCATTCGGCACGGTGGTTATGTCTGTCGTTATAACACTCTTCTTCGTCTTTATATCCGTACTTGTCTTTTAACATTTCAAATATAAAAAGTTTACTACAAAATTTACTACTACTTTCAAATGTAAAATTATACTTGTCTCGTAGATATTCGCAAACGGTATCTTTACCATGCCTACCGTGACCGATTACAAGTAATTTGGGTAATTCCATTACAACCTCTTTTTATTTTTATAATACAATAATATAAAAAGATTGTCAACCTATTAAGAAACCGTAGCCTATACCGCCTGCTACTGCTAAATCTAGATCTTTATCTAATTTTTCAATCTCTTGCTGCGCTTCAGATTTGAGTGTATCACCATTGAGCGTAGTACCTCCGCCAGGTCCTGCAATGGTTGAAAATTTACTACGTGCTTCGCCTAACATGTATTTGCAGTTAGCCAACGTGTAATCTTTAATCCATTGATTAGCTTTGTAATCTTTTAACAATTCAAAATCTGGACGGTAGTTATAGCACCATAACAACACTTCTTCGTCAGCTCTTGGACGTTGTAAAACGGTAAACTTTTTATTACTTGTATTCCAGGTAAATTCCATAAAACTACCAAACATTCTCCCAACAAGTTCTTGCTGTTGTGCAAAGAAATCATATGTTGCAAGGCCGCCAATTCCACTACCTGCTAACAAATAAGTGTTTGTATATGCTAAATTAAATGGTTCAAATAAACTACCGCCGTCTGCACTACCACCTAATCTACTGCCAACACTACGTCTAAACACCTTACGAACTTCTATTATTTCATTTGGTAATGTATATTCGTTAGTATCTTCTTGAATCGTAAATGTAATATAACTTTCTTCAACGCTGTTTTCACTACGCTGTCTGTATTTGTTAAAACTTTTTTTCAAAGCAGTTTCATAATGAATAGGATCAAGTTCTACATCGATCATGCCTCCGCCGAGGAATGTGTTTACATAATCATAAATTTCTTGGTATGCAGTTGCGTTACTCATAGTTAGTCTCCAAAAGTATTTATCGATAAATATGTGTATGCCAAAGTTAAGTTTATATAGACCACAAAAATCAAAAGACTATAATTTCTTAGATAACACAATCTACGAAATGTTTACGGTTGGTGGCACTGATTTAAATATACACAAATATTTAGGTCCAAAGAATCCTGATGATGCAGATTCAACACCTGAACAACCTCAGTATGATGCTGTAAAAGAAACAAATATTCAAGATCTATTGTTTTTAGAAAATAGAGACAGAAAATATGACGAAAGCATTTACACAATAAGAGGTCATTATACGGTACAAGATTTAGATTTTAATTTAAGTCAATTTGGATTGTTTTTAACAAACGACACTATTTTTGTAACAATGCATATTAATAGTAGTGTAAAAACTTTAGGCAGAAAAATAATGAGCGGAGATGTTATTGAATTTCCTCATTTGATAGATGAATATGCAGCAAATGATTTTGAAGTTGCATTGAAAAGATTTTATGTTGTAGAAGATGTAACTAGAGCAAGTGAAGGATTTAGTCAAACTTGGTATCCACACCTATATCGTATAAAACTAAAACAAATATACGACGGACAAGAATACAAAGATATATTAGACTTACCAGCTGTAGAAAACAGCGATACAACACTAAGAGACATTTTAAGTACATACGAAATAGAAATGCAAGTAAACAATGCAGTAATTGCACAAGGCGAAGAATATGCTGCAAAAAGCGGCTATGCAACAGAACATTTTTATACGGTAACAACAGACGATAAAGGCAATGTTCAAATTGTTTCAGTTGATGTAGATACTATTACTACCGATAGTGCATTTGATGTAAACTTAATTTTAGAAACACCTCCACGTACTGGTTATACAGGATACTTAATAGGTGATGGTATTCCTCCTAACGGTCATCCGTTTGGTGTAGGAAGTAGTTTTCCTTCTGATCCTGTTGAAAACGATTATTTTTTAAGATCAGACTTATCTCCAAATAGATTGTTTAGATACACAGGACAAGTTTGGAAAAAAGTAGAAGACAACGTAAGAGCAGATCTTACACAGACAGATACTAAAAATACACTACTTGGCACATTTATTAACAATACAAATACTAATACAATTATGGGCGCTGAAGTTACAGAACGTCAAGCTATCAGTACCGTATTAAAAGCTAAGGCGGATAACTAATGCAACATTTTTATGATGGACAAATACGTAGATATGTAACACAAATTGTACGTGCGTTAAGTAAATTTTCTTACAAAGACGGAGACGGAGATTTAAAAGAAATTCCTGTAATGTACGGCGACTTAACAAGACAAGTTGCAAACATAATGCGTGACAATAGTGAAAACAAGTTACCTAGTGCTCCTAGAATGGCAGTATATATTACTGCATTAGATCCTGACAGAACTAGAACAAGTGATTTTAGTTTTATCAGTAAAGCAAATATTAGAGAAAAAGAGTTTGACGAAAGCACAAATAGTTACGTTGCTAGTCAAGCAAAAGGATATACGGTTGAAAGATTACATCCTATTCCTTATCAGTTAACGGTTAATGTTGATGTTTGGAGTACAAACACTGACCAAAAGCTACAAATCTTAGAACAAATTTTTATGTTGTTTAATCCGAGTTTAGAATTCCAAACAACAGACAACTACTTAGACTGGACAAGTTTATCTATATTAAATTTAGAAAGTACAACTTGGAGTAGTAGAAGTATACCTGCTGGAACAGAAAGTGAAATAGATGTAAGTACACTTACATTTACAACACCTATTTGGATTTCACCTCCTACAAAAGTAAAGAAACTTGGTATTATTTCAGATATTATTACAGGCATATACAATTTAGATCAAGGTACAATAGAGTTAGACGGCTTTACACCGGAATCTGGAAACGCAAGTCTTGGATCAAATAGCGGAACAATATTAGGTAATCTAAGCAATCCATTAATGACTTCGTACAGAAACTTTGATATAAATGTTTCAAACAATACCGCTCAACTTGTAGTTAATCGTATATTTGGAGTAGGAGATATATCTTGGTATAATGTTTTCGAGGCAGAACTTCCTGCACAATACCAAGCAAACATAAGTCAAATAGAATTAAATAGAGAAGATTTACCTATACCTGTATTAGGTACTTTTGATATAGACGATGCTGATAAAAATATACTTAACATAACATGGATAGAAGATACATTGCCTACAGACACTTCGATTGAAGGTCCTGCAAGGAATTCCAACATGTATACAAGTGTAGATAGAATAATAAATCCACAAACATTTAATCCTACATCGTCAAAAGTGTAGGGCTTAGATACTTGCTAACAGCACCTATTGGTTCAAAATACGAAAAAAGATTTACTGCTACAACAAGCACTAACATAATACAAACTGGATTAGACTATTACGTTGATAACTTAGACCCAGGCAGTGTTGCATCAGGTGCAACGTTTCCAGGATCTCCATCAATAGGAGATTTCTTTAAACTTACAACAGACAATAGAGTTTATGTTTACGACAACGGATGGAACGACATAGAATCAGTTACTGACGCATACGTTAGTGTTAATAATGAAGAAGTTACTTTTACAATTGAAAACAGAGGTGGTGAATATTTCATAATACTAGATGAAGATTACCTAACTGATGACGTTGTATATTATGAATTAAATTTAAATAATGACGGTCCTGACGCATGGAAAAGTAACGCAGGTGATGATTTCTTAGCTGATAGTAACGACATAATCGAATGGGACGGTTCTAAGTGGAATGTTATATTTAATGCAGATAACGCATCAGGTAGTACATATACTACAAACTTACACGATGCTGTTCAATATGTATATACACCAACAATAAGAAATTACTGGTACAAGTCTATAGACGGACATTATCCAAAATCAACTTGGAGAATTGTTTTATAACTAAGTATTTTTATGAATAAAATTATTTGTAGTGGTGCTTTATTTTATAGTTTAAAAACAAAAAAATT